AGAAAACGGTTCCCTACGTCTTGCCACTGTCCAGGTTTAATATCCCGGGGATGAGCGGTAAGACAATGAGTGCGAGTAATAAAGCGGTTGTTAACATAGTATTTGAGTGAGTAGATCTGATCGGCTGGCCACCAGATGAAGTTTTGAATGGCATCGAGTACTTCTTCGGCTACCCAATGACGAAAGCGATGTGTACTTTTAGAGACATTTTCCCAGTCATGCCAACCATCAGAGGTGGCTGCAGAGGGTTTAGATGTGCCACGAATCCAGTCTGCAAACTTTGTGCATGACCAATATTGATTACGTTGGGCCATATTATATCCTTTCAATTAGGTGGAGGTGATTCTGTTGCCAAGTTCACCTCCGAAACTCCTGCTTACCGTTTAGGCAGCTAGTGCAAATCTTTCATCGTTTGCATTTACTTGATTTACTTTTTACGAGTCTCTGTCTCGAGTTGTCCACTTCTATACTCTTTACCCTGTCGAACCCTGATCAGGCCCGTCAGAAACACACTGTACAGATATTAGCGATGGCCTCTGTGGGACAATCAGTGTGCTTTTGGTGGACCTGGGCGGAATCGAACCGCCGTCCAGAATACGTTTCAAGTTGCTTCATACAACCATACACCACTATTTATCATCATACGGTTTAAGAAAGTCATCATCAGGATCTTCTTCATAGCTTTCCCAATCGAAGGTAGCTAGTTTGTATATCCAGAATACTATAGCAGCTAAAAAGACCGCTATAGTGCCCAGACCTAAAAAGGCTTCTAGCATTAGTAACAATCTCCTTCAGAAGAAGCCTTGCGCACCTCGATTTCGGGTACTTCTTCGTTCTCAGTCTTTGCGCGAAGAACAACTGTACCATTATCTTTCATCTCATATTCGAGCAGAGTGTTCTCATCCCACCCCATCTGCTTAAGCAAATCAGGATGAAGATCTACATAGTGCTCGCCTTCTTTTTCGTAAACAGTAGAAACGTATGACCCATCCTCTTTCTTAAAACATAACCCTGCGTATTCATCTACCAATTGTATCACCTCTTCTTCTGATAATTTAAATTTCTTTTTCGATCCCTTCATATTAACTCCAAAGGTAGCGGGGAGGTTTCCCTCCCCGTTCACATCAAGCCGCTTCGGCGTACTCAACTGCCAATTCAAGAGCACGATTCTTAAGCTGACGGTTAGGTCCGAACCATGCAGACTGTAAACGCGAGTCAGCTGAACGACCAATCTTATGATCGGTCAAGAACGTGACTGCGTTAAACGCTTGCCACCAAGTACCTTCTGCAAAGTTAGCGCCAGGCTGATTGTCAAGAACAGCCAACGCTAGGTTAGCAGACTTAGACATATCCTTACGAGGAGTTTCTTTATTAGTAATCATCGGGAACACTCGTTGGAAGTATTCAGTAATAGACTCTTCCTTGTACTTCTTGCTACCAAGGAACTTAGCCATTTCTTTATACTTCACGAGCTTGTCGTGAGCAATACCGAGCATTTCCTTAACACTATCACCATCAAACTCGCGACGGTGATTAATCTTCACCATGTTATCACTCTTAGTATTGAGCGATAGGGTCAAGGTGTTGTTACACACAACTCGAATCGGAGTGAATCGAACGTCAATCGATTGACCAAAACGATGTGGGTTGGTAAACAGAAGATACGACTCAACTGTATCACCACCAAACAACTCAAACGAGTCCTTAACCTTTGCAAGAGCCCATACCACTTGACCCTCACGAAGTGAACCGGCAGTATGCATTTCCATATCACCGCTTGCAACGAAGTCGTTGAAGAACTCAAACGCTTCCTCATTCTGAACTGGATTCCAATCTGCAGTCACCGTATCCAGAATCGAACCATCGCTCGAACGAACCAGAGCATGACGACCAACGAAGGTCTTCTTACCATTGATCTCAGCATAAGCTGGAATCTTCTGAACCTTCCAATCCAGACCAGCTTTCTCGAGCATCTGCGCAGGACTCAGATCAGCAGGTACTGGTACACCAAGTCCGTGCCAAGGAACTTCGCCTGCATAAGCCATAGTTTCAATCATGTGTGCCATTTGTATTTCCTTTCAAGTTAATCATCATAATTACATTATCGCCTTTTCGTGAAAATAAATCCACTACTTTTTGCGACATTCAGCATACTTCTTCTCAAGCTCATTCACATCGATACCCTTATCAAAGAGCATCTTAGTCACATCCTGAGCCAGTTTCTCCTGACGACCCCAGGCTTCTTCCTCCCAAGGCAACTTACGATAAGCAGCATACGTCTTGCCTTTGCTACCACGACCAGTATTAGCCTCGCCGTTCCAGTAGTTCACATACCCTTTACCGAATTCATACCCACCCTTCAGACGACCGGTGTGATATTGCTCTGCATGTACCAACTCGTGCATAACCGTCACGAGAAAGTCTCCAAGCGTCTTAGTACGAGTATCAATCTCCATACCCTGACGAGCATTAAAGTACAAGCCTTGTGTACTACCTTTGATGGGTCGAACCTCAAGAGACACACTCTTAGGAAGCTTCATGATTTTCTTTGCCAAAGGCAGAACCTTTTTATAGAGATCAACCTGCATTTGAGCACCCTTCAAAAACCGCTTATAGTTGCCGTATTTGATAGAGGCAGAAATCTTCACATCCATCTTATCACCTTTTCTCATCATCATAATTACATTATAACGTCACGCGAGAATTAAATCAACTGGTTTTTTTCACGAAATCCGTGGAAAAATGTACTTTTAATCCAATAGGTTAGAGAGCTCTATCTCGTAGAACTCCTCTTCTCCCGGAAATTCTTCTAGAAAAATCTCACGAACATCATCAGATTTCATATCAGTCTCATACACCATATATGCCAATCGACGTGACATAATCTCTTCGAGCTGTTTTCTCTCTTGAGTTGATTGGAATGAACTTTTAAACATCATTCTTCTCCAATCCAAGATAGCTCATCACAAAATAGCGACGGTCATTAACCTTCTCATCACCCCAAAGTGGTTGAGGTGCGATAGTCTTTCCATACTTAGCTACAGCTTCAAGATAGATCTTGTCGTGTTGTTCACCAACACGCTTATAGATCTCAAGCTTCTCCTCGAGGGTGAGATCAGCTTGCTTTACCTCTCCGCTAAACTGACTTCGTGCCTCTCGACCACGTGTCCATACCGAGTGATCATCTGAATAGTCGGTATAGATATCGAAGTGAAGAAAGCGTCTAGTAAAATACTCAACTTGATTCATATTAAACCTCTTTTACAGTTATCAGGTACTTCTTGCCCTGAAAGTCTTCCACAATCATCTTCTTGGCAGTAGTTAACATGAAGCCTTTTTCAGGATCCAAATCCCATTCAATCTTGCCGATAGAAGTTAGCTTGACCGGCTGAAGGGAGTCACCCATTACGGTCTCAAGACTCTTCTTAATTCGATCGGCAATAAAGTCACAATACGCTAATTTAAGCATTTTCATTCTCCAAAAATTCTTCTAATCCGTTTAGAAACGAGTTGATATCATCGAGCGGAATATCCGAGATACGTTCTGCATCTGCTACTCCTAGCATGTAGCATGCTAGCGACTCAGGTATCGACTCATAGTCGGTAAAGTTGTATACGGTCATGCTGCCACCTTCAGCACTGCATCAAACTGCTTGGCGTACGAGTACGGCAAGCCGAGACTATAACAAACATACTCACCACCATACCAAAGATCCTGCTCTGTAAGCTTGAGACTATCGATGATCCAGCGAATGGCATCTTCGCGAGACCTTGCACCCAACTCGATGTTACCATCGATGCGCTTTTCAAACTCGGAGATAGCGAGCTCTTCCATCTTGCGATCTTCCTCCATTGCAGACTGCAAATCGGCAATCATAGAATCCCATAGAGCTTGCTTTTGATCAGGATTAAACGCTGCGAACGAAGCCCAGAAGCTCTCACTAGGACGGAAACCGTATGCATCTTTGTGCAGATCGGAAATGAGGTTCTCATCGAATGTGTACATTGTGTGTCCTTTCTGATTCATCATATTATCATTATGGCTGATCACAGAAATTAAATCAACTGTTTTTCGTCACGAAAATTGTGGTTTTTCCAAAGAAAAACTCCTTGAAAATCAATGAGTTAGCGCATGGCTAAAAACCTCAATGAAATCAAGGAGTTAAATTAGGCGGGAATCTCCCGAGAATTCACGGTATTCAGTAGACGGAGTACTTCTTGAAACGATGGGTCTCGGAAAGGGCCTCCGAAACGCTTCGATACATCAAGTAGCAAATCATTATCCCTCTCTACCTCATACACCTTCATGAGTACAGATGACTCCGAAAACGATACCATGACTTTGTATCGATCGGTCTGACCGAGAGTGATAGCGGCAGTATTAGTGTTAGCATTGATCCAGTTCAGTCGCATATTACTCTCCTGTTAAAAGAATAGGTGGGGGCCGAAGCCCCCTACATTACTCTGCAGCCTTAGGCTTACGAGCAACGTTCTCACCAAGGTCCTTACGAACCAGGTAGATGTATGTATAAGCGTTGTACTTAGACACACCCAAGGCTTCGATAACTAGAGGAACGATATCCTTCTGAGCTTTATCCTTGTTAGCGAGATAGATCTGCTTAACAACTTCGCGCTTTGAACCGCGAGGCTTGCGAGCAGTCTTAGTCACAGTAGGAGTCGAAACAGTTTCCATAAGTTTCTCCACACGAGCTTTCACACGATCTTCGACTACCTTATAGTCAAAGTTCTCACGATTACGAATTGCTTCTTCGATCAGAGCAGTTGCAGTCAAGCGAGCTGCATCTGTATTCTTCACTTCGTTACCACCAAACGACTTGATGATACCGTTAGCAAAACCTAGAGGGTCACGAGCAGAGGTAATCTTCTCACGAGCCATCTGAACTGCGCGCGAAGGCGAAGTCACATTAGTCATATCCAAACCATCCAAAACCAAATCAACTGTAGACATAAGTCTCTCCTTTTCATGATATAGAAGTTAATTGTAGTAGCGCTCAGAAATTAAATCAACTGTTTTCTTCGCGATCAATCTCAGCAGCTTCGCGAAGAAGCATATTGACGTAATCAATCTCTTCCTGTTCCCACATTTCACGTAACACTTCGTACTCGTAGCGATCATGATCGTTGTAGTACTCTTCGCAGGTTATCTGCGCATCGAAGTCATCGAACATCGTATCACCCTTTCCTTAATGTTGTCTCATTATGGCTTATCTCAGAAAATAAAGCCACTATTTTTTTCACCAATAAAATCAATGAGTTAGTAACAAAATCCGTTTTTACATCTCCTTTGATGATATTGCATTATATGCTATCTCAGAAATTAAATCCACAATAAAAAACCCCTTGAAAATCAAGGGGTTAGCAGAAAGTTTAATGAAATCAATAGGTTAGCGTTCTGGCCAGGGAGTTGATAGACACCCATTCAGCAATGCTTCAAAAGACACACGATCATTACGAGCGCGGTGTCTGAGGGAAACTATGGCTAAGAGACATCCTTCTATGCATCCATCCTCCACTCCGCTTGTTTGAAGAAGCGAAATAGTGGTGTTGATGGAGCGCATAGTGTCTTTAACATCTTCCGATTTGTAAGGACCTATCAACGTCTCTCCTATATTTTTTGAGTAATTTTCTTTCTTTTCCATATGCTTCCTTTTCCCATGGAAGAGCCTTGTACTTGGCTCGATCTTCAATATGAGATGCATCCTTAATAACGCGTCTCTTCCATACTACTAGTCCCTTGGATTGATCAATCATCTGTCCTAACACGTACTGCTTGATATGGACGAATTCATGAGCCAGCACTCTAGCAATGTTTGAGGCAGGGTCAATAAGCATAGTATATTTTCTCGGCTTATCTTTTCTATCTACCCACCACACCTCACCCAAGCACTCATCCCTCGCACAGCGAATAGGATCAAATATAATTTTTACTTCTAGAGTTTTTAATTGATAATCAGGAATGAGCTTAGATGCAAAATACTTGGCTGCATGACGAACACGTTTTTGAAGGTCTGTGGTAGGCAGACCTTGTGTTCTGATTTTCATGTCATGTTCCTTTATGATAGTCTTTGAATACTTTGATTGCTTTCTTTTTCCATTCTACAAGCTCTGGCCCATGACAGGTAAAGAGCTGTGGAGAATCATCTTCAACGGCTATTAGAACGGCGGTCTGTAAAATCTCTTGACCTGTTCTTTCTTGAATCATTAATGCGTAAGTTGCAGCTTGCAAGAAGTAACCTTCAATCCAGGAACGCTCTTTTCTCTTTGATGATGTTTTAAAATCAAGAACAGTCCTTACACCATCCATCTGACAATATAAATCACACGTACCAGCTACTTTTAGATACCTCGAGTAGAGTGGTATCTCACTTCCATATACAATCTCAACTCTTGTATCAATATGGGGTTGAATTGCCTTGAACATCGATACAGTTGATGGCATATGACTATCTGCAAAGTCGTCTTTATTGTGTAGATAGTCTTCACATAATGTATGAAGTTTAGTACCGCGTCTGGCTGCCTTGGAAGCTATCTTGTTTGCTTCTTCTTCCCCAACCTTCTTTCTCCACGCAAGAATTGAATCCTTAGTGAGAGAAGATAGTACAGTAGTTACGGAAGGATAACGATCACCTTCTGGTGTTTGATAATAACGGTACCCATCCTCTGTTACTTGACGTAACTTTTCAAATACTGCTTCCTCCCAAACGAAGGTCTTATTACGTAATGCCGAGCTTATCTTTTGCAATTATGTAGTCCTTAACCAAACCTGATCTTACTATGTCTTGCACACCAAAGTCTACAAATGTAAAATGAGGCATGGCTTTGATAATTTTCATAAACTCTCTAAGACCTTTTCTCTCAGAATCTTTTGTGAGATCAGACTGTCTGAAATCACCGCAGAAGACAGCCCTACAGTTATCACCCAGACGAGTAATAACAGAGTCCAGTTCATGGAACGTCATGTTATTTATTTCATCAACAATTATGATACAATCATTAAGAGTAGTACCTCTAATGAATGACGTAGACATAAACTCAACATGATTCTTCAGTTTGAGAATATCGTACGCATCCCCACGACCAAACAATTGATTGCAGATCATGTAGTACGGTGATTCATATACCTTGGTTTTTTCTTTATGGTTTCCAGGCAAGAATCCCATATCACGTGTAGGCACTACACTTCGTATAATGTATATTTTATTGTATCTTGAATTTGATTGCAAGAGCTCATTAAGAGCAAGGTAAAGCGAAATGAACGTTTTACCTGTTCCTGCAATACCATGAAGGAGTAAATTATTACCTCCATCCCATCCCTTGAAAGCAATTGATTGATTCTCAGTGAGAGGTTTTACTCTTTGTTTGATATTAAAAATTGGCTTGACGAGGTGGTTATTATCGTCAATCACACCTTGCTGTTTTAATAATCGCTTTTCTCTTTTTGTTAATCTGTTAGAACGTGTTAATGTTACTACCGTGGAATTTTGACTTGATGTCTCGTAAGCGATCTCTAAAGGCGTCATCGGGCTTCCTTAATCCTAATCTCGTGGGGTCTCCTATGTTGATGGAACCGACGAGTTGCTCAATATCAGGATTGGCCGCGAGATATTCGTCCTTTTTAGTCCAAGATGAAAAAAACATTTCAAACTCTTCGCCGGTGGCTTTATTACGTAAATTATACGTTGGCATTTTTCTAGATATCTTCCGACAATCTAAGCAACGCTTTTATATCACGTTGCTTGATGGCGCTATTGAAGCGCCTGGATTTAAATTTATCACTACTATGCTTTAATGCATTGTTGTGGTTGTACTTTTTTACTCTAACTTCACTGAAATCATCATCAAAATCGAAATACTTTTGAATATAATCTTTACGTGACTTGCTCATTTTCTCCCTCAAGCATCAGTTCAGGGTACACTTTGGATGCAAACTTCTTAGTAAAGCCTTTATAAGGAAGTTTGCGCGCTTTCACTGCTAGTAAAAGCTTGGCGTCATCGGGATGAATTGACTCAAGCATTTCAATAAACAGTGTCTCTCGTCTGAGTGGCTTAAGGTTATCATTGCCACCCTTTACGAATAGATACAGTCTGCGTATATCGGAAATGAGCCTGGACTCCATGTTGATCGGGTCGCAAGGCTTATATGGAGGTTCGCCGTCTGGAAGAGCCCACTCAATATATGGGGCATATGTGTACTTGAAAATCTCTCTGATGGCTGCCCCCTTAGGGTGTTGGAGCAACGCTTGGATCTTATGTTCTGTGTTCTCGAGCTCTGACACTTTAGTCAGAATAGTATGTAACGTCTGCATATTAAAATTCGCTTATGTTTTCCATCAAATTTTTCAATTTGTGATGTACAAAATAGTTAAACAGTTTATCACGTGACTTTCCTGCTTGCTGGTTGTAATGATCGAGAATAGTGTTCTTGATCTCTATAGGTATATAGGTCAAATCGATAAGCAACTGATTACGCTTGTAATTTCTAAGCATTTCCTCAGTACAAAATTCTTCTGGTTGCTTACCTATCCAATTATCTAGCTTCTTAGAGGTTAGAGGCTTTTGTCTGATTCCATCAATAATACTATTATCAGGTGATAGGAAGTTAGGAACTCCATCTCCCCGATCTCCGTTCATGATATGCTCTTGAAGGAATCTTTCAGGATCACCAGCTTTGATAAACTTCTTACGTACAGGATCAAACTGCTGAACATTACCAAACTTCTGTAGCTGTTGAAAGTCTTTATCACCAGACAGAATTAGAATCTTTTCACCCGATGCAAGAACTGATCCGTATTCATGAGCAAGTGTACCGATAACATCATCAGCTTCTGCACCGCTTACTTGAATAACACGATATGGAAAATACTCTTTCAGTTCATCTCGAATTTTATTCAAGCAATTGAACACAGCATTCCAATCTAGATCAGACTCTTCACGAGCCTTCTTACGATGGGCTTTGTATGGTTGGAAAATTTCTCGGCGCCAGTAACGTTTATCGTCACAAGCAATGATGAGCTCACCGTATTCAGAAAATTTAGCCTTCAGTGAGCGAATGCTATTAAGCACCATGTGTCGAATGAGATCTTCTTCGATAGGGGTATTGGTGTGATTACCAATCTGCGCCATCAAGTTAGAAATCATGACTTGATTAAGGTCAAGAATGATCATAGTTGTTCTCCAATATTATGTCACTATATAATATTGGCTTCTGATTAAAAAATCAACTTAAATTTGTGGAGGGAAGTCTGATAACATCCCTTTTTGAATGTTACCTGCGGAGTAAAGAACTCGTCTCACGAACTCATCCTTATCAAAGACACCTTCAATGAAGGGGGTGAGATTAACCCACATCCCCTCCATCTGTTTATTTTCTTCTTCGAGTTCATTGATACGAGCTTGAAGGGATTTTACTTCTTCTTGAAGTTTTTTAACATTTCCTTCTAATATACCTTCATCAAACGTTTTCATTTAATAGCTCTTAGTAGAATAGTTTCCTCGTTGATTCGACCATTGCATTCTGATGAAGCAGTAGTTAGACCATCCATCAATTTTCTGAGAACAATCTTTCCCCCATCTAATACCTGCTTGAGAGTTTGTTCTGGTTTGCGAAGCTTCTTCTTAATAGATGCCTTCTCATCAAAACCTTGAATGGTGGTACCCTTTAAAGATAGGCCTGCTGTAGAAGACGATACGTACATTGACAGTACTCTGTATTTTGTGTTGTACAGCCACAACTGATTGCTTCCTACTATATTGGCAGGATCGATAGACACTAGTTTAAGTTCAGCAAACTCTTTCAGGTACTTAACTTTAGATGATAGTTGAGCTGCCGACTTTTCTTTCTTCTTACGAGGCTTTCTGATAGTCTTCTTATTACCAGCAAACCTATCAGCATCCTCGACAAGAGTTTGATAAAAAGCTACAGTTCTTTTTAGCTCGGCAGTCGTTAGATGAGAGTATCCTTCTACAAGCTGTGGATCTACCTTATTAAGGGCGTCGGTTACTTCTTCGAAGGTGGGTCTATAGTAGTCAGCAATCTTCCTTGCAACCTGCGCACTGCATTCTTTTGATTGAAGAAACTTGTAGAGTGAAAAGTCAGATTTTACCTTAACTATAAACTCATCTACTTCCCCCTCAATATCTTCAAGAAGACGCCCAGCAAGAGCATTCATTCTGTCTTGAATAGAAACTACTACCTTAGGGGCCTCTTCTACTACCTCTTCTTCTTTTTCTTTCTTACCAAGCTCAATGCAGTGATAAAGTCGATCAGCCATCCATTGCTTTGAAGACTTAGGAAGAACATCGCCGTTATTAAGAACGATCTTACAGAGGGATGAAAGAGTAGAACCTACGACATGGTCTTTAAGACGCTTAATATACTTAATGTCATCCTTAGTATATCCGTTGCGCTTCATGTATTCGTGTACCCAAGGAATGCACTTCTTTGAGTCATAAAAATAGTTGTACCAGGTCAAAGCACGACCCAATACAACGTTCTTCTCATTATCTCGAATGGGATCACGGAACACAGGTTCCGGACCCATCATACGTTCATCAAGCGTCGCTACTCTCGACATTTGGAATCTTTCCCTTTGCGTGTAGAATAGAGTTAAGAAGTTGGGTCCACTGTACGGATCTTAGATCCCAGTTATAGAACAGATCAGTATAGTTCTTAGCATTCTTTACACGACGCTGAACGCTTTCACTAGTATATTGTTTAATAGCATTTTCAAGCATACCGTAGAATACGTTAGCGTGATCGCTAACATTATCCTGATACTGATACATCCAAGTCCAGTTAGCAGAAGTTTCCGGAAGAGCGGCATAGTTAGAGTGCACGCACAAGCATCCAGCCGACATAGCTTCAATCAAGCTGATACAAGACGTCTCAGGCCATGTAGATGGATAAGCAAAGATATGTGCTTCCTTCAACGCTTCTTTTACTTGTTCGTTAGGAACAGACCCATGATAGTTGATCTTAGGGTGACTCTTACAGAACTCAAACAGCTCTTGATATTGTTCATCGCGCTGTTCCCACCCGTAGATTTTAAAGGATGAGTAAACATCAAGCTCAATATTATCATACTTCTTAGATAGTTCATCAAAGACCGGAATAAGAATATTCAATCCACGATGAGGAGTAGTATGGTAAATGATTTTGATTTTTTCTTTAGCAGATTCTACTTTCTTATCCCAATCGATTTCGATAGGGTCGATAGCGTTCTGCATTACAAGACATTTGTACCAGGGCATACCGTAGTGCCCGACATACTGTTGCATTTGCCAATTAGATGCAAAGATTAATCGTTCAAATTTATTCCAACCACCTGATTTAAGATGATCTGATTCTGGATCACCAGGCAGATCATGCAACCAATATAGGTTAATTTTATTTGGATCACCGCCGCGATAGCGGCTAGCTGTAATATGAAAGTGCTTGAGGATTTCTGGATCAACTCGCTTCTCAAGACCATACTTCATCAACTCTGTACCGCCCATTGCATTCTGGGACACTTCATCTTTAGCAATACTAGACATTATTAACTCCCATTAATTACCATTACCAATCGTAAATTCGATTCGTGTAATACTATCTAGGCGGAAGGAGCGCCACCCATTCTTTTCTACATCAAAGACAGCCAGTGTATCATCATTTTCTTTCTTTACACGATCAGTCTTCTTCTCATAATCCATTCCATCGGTCTCTTGTAGTGTGCACTTCATTACACGCTCCTCACCAGATGTCTTTTTAAAAGTAACATCAACCACACCTTCATGGAGGAGGCCTTTAAGCCACTCACGTACTTCAGAAAGATTCTGCTTATCAAATTCTGTTACGATACCCATATTATATACCTCTAAAAAAGAAAAAGCAGGGACGGCAGAATACCGTCCCTGCGCCCGACCGCTTAATTAAGCAGCTGCAAGAGCACGATAGCCAGCAGCGATAACTTCGCGAGAAGGTGTACCAAGACGGTACTTAGTAAGGGTGTCGCCCTTACTATTGGTACGCTTGTTAGCGTAGATTGAAAAGCCCTTGTAACGAAGAGCTGAGACTGATGCGCGGGCGGCACCAGTAGATGCAAAGCCAAAACGGCTAGCGATCTGGTTCTCGGTGAGTTCTTCACCGTTCTTAAAAGCCTGCAACAGGCTATCCAACTTAGTCATATTAAGTTTCCTCATTATAATGACGTAGGTAAAGGGTACCTACTACCCATCCGCACAGGATTCCGTATTGTAGTAGCTTATTAAAAATAAATCCACTACTATTTGTTGTACACATAAACTTTATAATTTTTAGGGTCTACGTAAGGGAGAGCTTCACGGTTAGCTCTCTCCAAATCTGATTTATACTGCTGCTGGAATTTCCATTGTTCAATGCTAGACATTCCGATACCAACATTACACTGCCAGCAATTGCTCTCATAAGCGGTTCTGGTAACAGAACCTGCCTGATACAATTCACCAAACTGGCCGGGTGTTGATGCGATCGACGTCATCAACAACACACCCCAAAATGCTTCACCCATTTATGACTCCTTTATACCCAATATTGCCAGGTCATTCTTTGATCGGCTCTATTAATATTATAGCTCTCTCTTAAATTAATGCCACTTAAAAATTTGGGCGTGGGCTGAATGTTATATGAGGCTGGTTCAGTATTAGAGAACGATCTAGTCTCACGAACCCAACATACAACAGGTGGGGGATCTACAATCAATAATTCTGATTTATATCTGTTATTAATTCCCAGCAGTCCATCTACAGGAGAATCAACATGATTATCGTCCATTGTAGCTAGCATGTGAAGGAGTCTCTTTGCACTGCCTGGTGTGAGTGCATAAGCGTGTGCGCCTTCAAAATTGGTTGTAGGGATGAGATCGGTTTCTTCACCTTTAGGAAAGATATATTGATCTCTTTCCCTCACACGAAAACCTAAAAATGCTACCTGCTCATCAGTTAGCTGAATGTCAGGCATCTCTCCTACCACTATAACATCGTTCTCAAACACTGCATATATTCCGTGAGGTAGAGCAGATATGTATTCCCAAATTTTAACGTGACCAATAGTACATTCTGTCTCACCATGAAAGTAACTATCTATTGTAAGGCGTGTCTGTGACTTAGCATATTCTTGATCGATACACTTTACACCCTGAAAAGGAACTGGGTTTACTCCATGTTCCTTACAGGACTCTACACAGGCTTTTAAATTTTTCATT